GCTCTTCCGATCTGGGGGAGGCCAAGACAATCAATCTGGGCATGATGTACGGCATGGGCGTGAACAAGCTGTCCGACCAGCTCGACATCGATGTAGATGAAGCCAAAGGGCTAGTCGGCCAGTACCACGACCGCGTTCCGTTTGTTAAAGGACTGATGAACGGCGTGATGAACAGCCTCAATAGCCGCAGCTCAAGAGGCTCTGTTCGCTCCATACTGGGCCGCAAGTGCCGGTTCAATCTTTGGGAGCCCGCAACCTTTGCCATGAACAAGGCCCTGCCGTATCAAGATGCTCTGAAAGAGTATGGGGAGACTACCCGGTTGAAGCGGGCATACACCTACAAAGCTCTTAACCGGCTTATCCAAGCTTCGGCTGCGGACATGACCAAGCAAGCCATGGTGAATATTTATGAACAGGGCCGCTTGCCCTTAGTGCAAATTCACGATGAGATCGCCATGTCTGTGAAAAATCGTGAAGATGCAGAATCTGTTGCCAAGATCATGGAAAATGCTGTACCGTTAGAGGTGCCAAGCAAATGCGATGTTGAGATCGGTCCTAGCTGGGGCGAAGCAACGTAGTTTTTCATGGTATTCCTCCCTAAACTGGCCCCGAGCTCTGCTTGGGGCCTTTTTTCTCTTGTATCTCCGTCACTTGTCCTATATATTCCCTTACAGGAGGTGTAAATGGACACATCAAAATGGAAATCTGTGCTGGTGCCCATCGAGGTGTACGAACAGATTCGCAAGATAGCCCGCGTAGAAGGACGTACTATTAGTGGTCAACTCCGGATCATGTGGGATATCTACAAAAAACACGCATCCTGACGGCTGAATAAAATATGTCAATTCAGTTGACATCTTTTTTTAGCTGTAGTATGGGATAACTTCTATCAACTCTTATACGGGAGACTTGAATGTCTTACTTGGAACAACTTTTCGACGCCATCAACGACATGGCTAACGATTTCGACGATGCTCCGCCCAACAGTGTCAAAGCTGTCGTCGCTCTGTCCGTGCTTTGTCAGATCGAGATCGACGATCTCACGGCTAAAAAGACCCTCGGTGAGCACAAGCCGCTCATGCAAAACCCCGAAGAAATGGCGAAAGCCCTTGAGCCCGTCAAAGGAAATGTGGCGAAAAAAAGAGGCCGTAAGCGGAAATATTGCATATACTCGGGAGAGCGCCTGACGGGTAAGCAGCGCAAGTTCGCTTCTCACAGGTATGCTCAGGCTTATTGGAAGCAACAAAACCAAGACAAGGTCAACGCTTACCAAAAGAAGTGGTATCAGAAGAAGAAGAAGAATGCTTGATGCAGCTTTAATCTGTCTTGCTACGGCGGTCTACTTTGAGTCCAGAGGCGAACCTTTCGTCGGACAGTCCGCCGTAGCCCACGTTGTGTTGAACCGGGTGGATGACACCCGGTTCCCCAACGACGTTTGCTCCGTCGTTAAACAGGGCCCCACCTACTCTTGGAAACCTGAGTTTCCCATTCGGAACATGTGCCAGTTCAGCTACTATTGCGACGGCAAGTCTGACATGCCAACCGAAGAAGACGCATGGCAGACCGCGGTCCTCGCAGCTTTTGGCGCGATGACAGAGCGCACCTATGATCCCACCGACGGCGCAACCCACTATCATGCGGACTATGTTCAGCCTGAGTGGGCCGAGGTTAAATACAGGACTGTCCGCATAAACGATCACATATTTTACAAGTGGGAGGGCTACAGGTGAAGTGCCCGGAGTGCGGCGGCGAAGGCGAATGTGAATACGAGGTAGCAGTCCCCGCGCCCATGGCGTGGAGCGGCGGCTGGCTCGAAGAACGCATCATGGAATGTCAACTATGCGAAGGAACAGGAGAAGTCGATGAGGATGACGAGGCCGAAGAATAGAGAGCTCCAGTACCCGACCTTCGGGGATCCGGGCATGATCCAAAAACGTCTGGACGCGGGGCGCTGCCCAAAGTGCAATACTCAGCTCAAAGAGCCCACGCGCTGCGGCTCTTGCAACCTGCAACTTCCCGGAAACTTAGACCCGAAAAAGTCCTTGTCTTTCCCATAAAATCGCGTATGTTGGGAGCGTTCCCGTAGTTGGGCCCCGGAGAGAAATCTCCGGGGCTTTTCTTTTTGTGTTGACTATGTATGCGACAAGTCTTATATGTGGGTTACATCAACTAGGGAGAACATAATGGAAGATCAGCAAGCACTGCCGCCTGTCGTCGTCGATATCATTGCCAAAGTCAGTGGCCTGTCCACGGTGATTGGTGATGTCACCTCGATCCGCGGCGATGGCCGCATGATGGCATGGGCCGGTAAAGAAGATTACTGGTTCTGGCTTGTCGTCGAACACACCGGTCATGGAAGGTGGGCCAAGAACACCTTCCGCGTCCTGATCGACGAGTCGCAAGCGCCAGAAAATCTAACCTATAATGCTGTTGGATACTGTGTGTATCACGACATCAAACACGAGTTTGTGTTTGATAACCATAAGAACCAAATGGCCGGTTTTCTGGCGCTAGATAGGATGGGTCACGATGCGTAAGAAAGAAGAGCTGTTCGATATCGTCCGCAGCATAGAGTATACTGATGCCGTGGCCGCAGTCTCCAGCGCGATCAACGCGCAAACGTCCACCATTGCAGCCAAGGGTGATTATAGCCGTGAGGCCGTCGAAGCAGCAGAGAAGCTGCTTGCGGCGTGGATAAGGGTACAACGCGGATGAGCGACAACGAAGATCTTGAAAAGCAGTTCGACTATGCGGGCAACGAAATGAACGCCCTGCTCGATCAACTGGAAACCGACGGGTTTGATACAGGCGCGGTACTGGGCGGAGCTCTCACAGCTCTCTTGTTCCGGCTCGTGGTTCAAGCACCTAACGGCAGCACCGCCATCGGTATGCTGTCTTCAGCTATGCACCAAGCGGCAACCATCGCTCGTGCATATGATGAAGAAGAGGAGACCAAGCATTGACGAAGCCCAGTGACCACCAAGCCGCCGCCGCGCTGCTGAACCAAGCTATCCACGCCGTCAATGACCTGTGTCTGGAGATTGAAGGCGAAGGCAAGCCCTTCCTCGATCAAGCGATCAGCAAGCTCCACGAAGCGCAGTCCCTGATGCTGAAGGCGCGGTTGCGAGACGAGAACGACTAACAAACAACCAAACACGAGGGGTGCGGCACATTGTCGCATCCCTCATTTTGTCGCATACGGTATAAGATAAGTCGCATATGGGATAGCACCCATAACTCATTGATATATAATGGAATAGTAAGAAGAGCGGTATCGAAAACCGCCAACGCTTTTTCTCAACGTCTATCAACTACGGGAGGTCAGCATGACTGACATCAAAGATTGGGTGCTGCCTAACGGCGGCACCTTCCTCGCCTCAACAGCCGGTATCCACGGCACTTGGGCCAAAGCTACCGATCCGGTGACCGCGGCCCGGAATGCTGCCAAAGCATACGGCTCGTCATATCCACAGTTCGTTCAAGTTTGGTACTGCCCAACTGATCGAACAAACATCACGGGCATGGGGTGCCTATCTTGGCACTCAGAAGACGCTGACCGGGTGATACCCATCGGCTTCTTCAAGTTGACCCGCAGCACGATGACTCCGTCCAACGATGAACGGCTCACGCATGAGACGTTTCAGAAGGATTGGTGCAATCAGCTTCGGATATCACACGAAGCGCACGTGGAGGAACAGAGCCAATAAAACTAGGGCTCCGCTTCGGCGGGGCCCTTTTCCGTTACTGTTACTTATATAAGGAGAAAATTAAAAAAAATAAAAAACACAAAAAATATGGTGTAACTGGTGTAAAAAAAGTAACAGCACTCTGTAATCGTTACCCACTAAGGATTACAGGAGGATAAAGGTGTTACTTTTTGTGTTACATATTTAAAACCAAATATGTAACAGAGAAAATGACCTTAAAGGGGGGTCGCGGGCTTTTTTAAAAAAAAATATTTTTTGCTCTATATAAGTAACCCCTGTAAAAAGGATGGGAGTTGACCGTTTTAACTGAGGAAACGATGGCGGCAAGAAAGAGAGCATCCAAGCTCACCGGCAAACCCATGGAGACCCGGGGCCGTCCCCCGGTGACAGCACAATCCCCGCTGACTCGAAAGCAGGAGCTCTTTGTCAAAGAGCTGGTCAGCAAGGACGGTCAGATAACTTTGAGAGAAGCGGCGATCAACGCGGGCTACTCTGTCGGCTCTGCTCACACTCGTGCGTATGAGCTGACCAACCCACACATCTCTCCGCACGTGGTAGCCGCAATCCAAGCTTACCGCCGCGAGCTCGACGAGAAATTTGGCGTGACTTACCAACGACATCTGCGTGACCTTCAGCTCATCCGTGATACTGCTTTGCAGAACGGCGCTTACTCTGCTGCTGTTCAAGCGGAGTATCGGCGAGGTCAGGCACAAGGGGACATCTACGTAAGCAAATCCGAGATTCGTCACGGCTCGATTGATAGCATGAGCAAAGACGAGGTTCTGAAAGCCCTTGAGGAGATCAAGAACAGTTATGCCCCGGTCACAATCGATATTACCCCCGAAGAAGAAAATGCCTCCAATCGCGACAAAGCGAGAGGCAGGCTTTTACAAGCAAGTGAAGGAAGCAGCGCAGCGGTCGAAACGGAAGCTGCTTTTGACGAGGATTGAGAACTACATCGGGGCCGGGATTCCTGACCTGATGATATGTGACGAGGCTGGGGACCTTCATCTGGTCGAGCTCAAGTATATTACCGGCAATGCGGTAACACTCCGTCCGTCACAAGTGGCGTGGCTATCTCGTCACCAGCACTCTAGCTGCTGGATTTTGATTAAGCGACAAACCA